GCCTGCATTAATCTTAAGGTGATCAATTCTCGCAGAAAAGTACTCACCATTAACTGTCTGGTCTATGTAACGATCAATAGCTATCTGATACTTTTCATCACTAAGCTTCTGCTTCTTTGTGTTAATCGTTAAGTCTTTCTCTTTCCATGCTGTTGGCTCCCAACCTTGACTCATCAGGTACTGCTTAATAGCATCCTGATCAGCAAGCTTCATAGGCTCTGTATCGAGGATTGGCTCCTGACCCATAGGTAGGGTCCAGCGCTTTCCATATCCAATTAAAACCCAATCACCGTACTCGTCTTGCTTGCACTCTAGTGAATGCTTGGCAACAAAGTTCTGCATGTGCGCTGAAAGATCACCGTTCTTTTTCACCTGTATCTTAGGTGGTGTAAATTCCTTTGCAGATCCTTTGGTCATTTTCTTACTTGGAAGTAGTGGTTCAATCTTTTTCTCGATATCTTCCATCTTCTGTGTTAGATCACCAACGCACCATGTAGCAAGGGTAGAATCAAATTGAAATCCAAAGTGACTCTGCACTGTAATGTAGTGCCTGCAAGTCTGTTCTAACCAGAAAGCCTCTTTCCAGTTCCAGTTACGCCACTCTTGCAGCATAAGATGTGCATAGACTTTGTGGTTTAGGTGGACGTCTTGAACACAATACGACCGCATCCTCTCAGAATACTCTGACCAGTCTGTGTGCTTGCCAAAGTCATCTTTGTAGAAAGAGAGTCGTTCGCCCCATGCCGCTAGACCGTGACCACCTAAGCGATCAGGATTTAGAAGCTTACTGAGAACAAGTGTGTCACAAACTTCAACTTCCTTGCCATCAATAGTGAAAGGATCAACATCAAACTTAAGACCAAAGAACAACTCAACAACCATCAAGTCGTAATCAATGATGTTATGCCCAACTACCTTTGTTGCTTTTTTAAAAAAGTGGGGAAAATCCCACAGGTTTTCTGGTGTAAAGTTATATATCATACCCTTGTTGCTTAAGTCTTTTGCAACAATACAATGAACTTGAAATGTTGGCTTCAACTTAAAAGGATATTTCTTATACTCTATGCTGCCAGTGTCTAAGAGGCCGGTGGCCTCAATATCAAATACTATCTCCATAATAACTCCTAGTTTTTCTAGTTGTTTTAGGATTAAACAGCGACCTTAGTACGCTGCCTTATCGTCTAAATTATCTTGAGTATATGCCCCAAGACTTCCAAAATCTTGTTCATCATCTGTGTAATCACCGTCAGGATCTGATCCAACCTCAAGTCGTGCCTTGGTGCCATCGTAGTACCAGAAGCCTGCTGGCCCTGTGTTACCTGTACGTCTGGCCTTACTAACAACAACCTTAGTTGTGTTCCTTACACGAGGGTCTGTGTGCTCCTTATCACGCATTAGCAGGATGTTGATCATACCTACTTGGAAAATAGAACCTGAACCTTTGATATCCTCTTCGTGGATGTCTGCACCAGTAGAATTAGCCTGAGATCCAGAACCACTTTTACGTACATGAGCTACGTTGATGTGAATAATTTGTTCACGTTTAGTAAAGCGCAAGAGCCATGACATAAATTCATCCATCCCCTCGTTTCCTTTGCCACTTAAGGCCAGTGTTAGTGGGTCCAAGATAATCCCCCTGCATCCTGTAGCTTTTACCATGTACTCAATTTTATTCTTAAGATCTTCGTCACACACATCGCCCTGATGATCTAGGATAATGAACCTGTCTTCTCCATTAGGAAGTTTTGTTAGTTCATCATAAGCTTTCCTAAAGTCTTGGCTTTTGTATAGCTCAATCTTTTCCTCGTCATCCATGTTGGCAAGCTTGACTCCAAGGTGTACACTCACAAGGTTCTCAATCAACTCACCCATATCGCTTTCTAATGGGATGACACCAATCTTGTGCTCTGAGTTAAATACGAAGTGATATAGGAACTCATTAACAACAGTCGTCTTACCAACAGAACTTGCTGCTACGATATTTATGATCTCACCAAAAGCAAAGCCACCATTCATCATTTGCTGGAGTTGTTTTGCAAAGTCCGGAAGGGGAAGTTTAACCCAAGTCGCACGTTCCATGAGTGCATCGTATGTCTGGCTGCTACCTACAACGCCTGCTGGTGTGTACTTACCTGTGTTGTAAGCATTCCAGAAGCATTGGTACAGGTCATTTTCCCGACCTGCCTTGACGTAATCACAAGGGTCTTTGAGACCGCTTATCAAACCAAGGTCTGCAATAAAGCCTTGCCCCGGTTTTAGAAGCTTTGCTGCCTTTTCCATTGCAATCCTACCAGCTTCATCTGCATCGAGCATTAGAATAACACAATCAAATGAAGTCACCCACTCGTAGTTTTCTTTGATTTGTTTATCTAATGAAGGTTCTCCGGTTAAAGGAGAAACAACTGGCGTATCAAACTTTGGGTTTTTGTCTTTCATCGTTTGCTTCATTGCCAGTGCATCTTCTTCACCACCAACAATGATCAGAAACTTACCGCCCTTAGCGTATAGGTGCTGACCAAATAACTGATTTGTGTTTTTAATGCTACCAATAGCGGAGAAGTGTCTTTTATCTTTCTTTGGTACAGTGAGGTCTCTGGTTTTATAACCTGTGATGGTGCCATCCACATGGCCGGGATAGTACCGTTTAACTGCCTTGCCTGTTGTATCGAATTCTGTACGTACACCGTACATTTCATTGACTGGAATTTTTAGCTTACGCTTCCGTTCTCCACGGCACTCTAACTGTAAAATATCTTCAAGCTTTTCTAGCACAATATCATCTACCTCTTCTTGAAAGTTATTGGATTCCCCTCCATCAAAATCTTCACCATAAAAAGTCTCGACAGTCTTTGAGTTCACATGGTTTTGACATGAAAAACAGAATCCGTCGAGATATTCATTACCTTTATGGTCTACTTTTTTGTAGAGAGTCACGGCATCCGAAGAACCGCAACTCTCTCTTGGGCAGGGGAGGTTTGTTTTAAAAGTAACCCCCTCAATCTTACTCACATTTACTCCTTAGTCGGTTAGTAGAAATACAGCAACGTGATCATCTTCCTCATCACCCTCAGCTACGGTCTCTGCCATGTACTCGTCCTCATAAATAAGGCCGGGACCAGCAAAGTTAGCAGCCATAGCTGTCTGACCGTGATCAGCGTCTATGCGAACCTCAAGCTTGAGTTGATCTTCAGTTAGCAGGTTGATTGCATCCCCTAGTTCTTGTGCTGTCATAATACCTCCTTAGCCTCTAGCTCGATTACGAATGGTAGCGAGATCTTCTTCATCTGTCAAGCGACCATCGTGAAAAACTGTACGCATCACGTTAGCACCACTGCGGATTGCAGACCAATTACTTTGATCTTTTAACACAAGGCGACCACTTGGGTATTGAGATTCAACATGCAACAAACCTTTTGCACTCTTTTTCTCACCTGAGTCAGTCTTAGGATCTTTGAAGATCTCAATACCCTCTCCGTTGGTAATACCGTAGGTTGCTTTCATAGCAGCACCAATAGTATCACGAGTGTTGTACTGGTAAGTGTAACTACCAATACCAAATACAACATTACCGGATGCAAAGCCCTTATCAGCAAGACGTTGGCAAATATCCTCGCAACGTTGCAGAGTGATAGAGTCGCCGTAGAGCAAACCGATACGCTCATTGAGCATGAGGTGTGCTGTAGCTGTCAAAGTCCCACCAAACGTCTCGTAGAGGCATTGTACAGCACCTTTCTGTTCTGGTGTTAGAACTACCAGCTTAAAGTCACAAAAACGAACGTCATCACCACAGTTATCAACGTAGTAATACCGCTTGTCGTGACGGTTGAGCTCAGGTTCGTAAGTAACCTCAAAAACTTGCCCTTCGTAATGCCAAAATTCTTTCTCCGACTGGTGGGGTTTTTCTGGTTCGAGGTTTTCACGGAACTGATTATCCATTTCCTCTGCAACCATTTCTTTCCACTCGTCAAAATTACACGGAGAATTATACTCCGAGGTTAGAGTCCTTACCTCAATACCACAAAGAATATCAGCAGGGTCGCCAGAGTCTGGGCGGAATACAATTTTAGCAAGACCAAGAGCATTGGGCTGACGTGCTTCGATTTCATCTTTGAGCTCTGATGCTATCTCTGTAATGACACGGAAAAAATCAAACGTGTCAGCTACAATTGAGACTACGCCAGTTGGATGTGTTTCTGTGATCAGCCTTTTAATAAAAGCTTTTTCGGCAACTTTTCTGTAATTAATTTCACTCATAGTAAAACTCCCATTCAAGTGGTTCACCTTTTTTAGATTTTCCCGCAGTCTTGTACCCCACCTTCTTAAGACAAACAGAAGATATATTAGACTTACTTAATCCTAACTCTTCTGCGGCCTTTCCGATAGAATTGTAAATAACTCCGGTTGTTATACACAAAACTTTTTTACCTTGTTTTTCTCGAATACCTTCTTTTCTACCTTCAAGGTCTTTTATTAATCCGGTATCCCAAGCATGTTGTGTGTTTTCAGACCGAGTATTCCATTCAAGATTAGAGACAACGTTATTTGATTTTATACCGTCCTTGTGGTTAGCAGTTTCTTTTTTCTCTGGGTTTTCCAAGTACAGTATACACACAAGCCTGTGAACATTAAAACTCTTTCGTAGACCTTCGTCACTTCTTAGTGTAATACAGCGGTAGCCATCACTATTTGTGTTCTGAGAACCCAGTCTATTGAGTTTTTGGTCGTAGACAAGACCAGTATCAGAAACTTTATAACGAGAAAAATTAGATAAGGTCTTCCAGTTTATAACCACACCACTCTCCTGTATTTCTAAACGACTCTTCCGCATCGAATATATTCATGCAGGAAACCGAATGTTCTGTAGCAGGAACGCTGCAACCTACCAGCTCTGTATCACTGTCTGCGCCGTAGTATTCTTCTGCATAATCAATTGCAGAGATAGTATCAGTGCCTTCAAAGAATACTAGGTGAGCCAGACCAGCCATTGCTGAATCATAAGGACCCCCCATACCACGGCAACTAAAGTCGTGAGTTTGGATTCCGACAACCTCTTTTGGAGTTCCAGTGAGATCTGCGAAGTGTTCAAGAACTTGCCGATAACGGTAAGCAGTCGTCGCGTTTACAATAGACTTCCAAACACTGTTGCTGAATACGGTTTCCAGATAGTTAACCAACCAAAAAAATTCGGGAAGGGTGTTGTGTACTGTGAACAAAGGAACTTTTGGATCAACCTTAGAGCCTTCTGGCAGTGCCATAATTTCAAGTGGCAGGTAACCTAGGTCGTGGAGAGCTTCAATATGATCTACAGAAACCATATCAGGACCAAGTGCATTATCCATACGGCGCTTATATGCACGTACAACCTGAGTCTTTGGCTTATCGAAGAAGCCTTCTGTGAATACATCCTGCAAAAACCATTTAATAAAGCCTTGCAAACCCACAAAGACAACACGCTCATCGTTTACAGTAGATACTGTAGGGAATAGCCGTGTAGATCGTGGTGTAAAGTTACTGTATACCATTTCTGTACCTGTTGGGTACATAGGTCTGTGTGATGTTTTGTAGAAATCACACGTAGTCAATGGATTAAGTTTCATTTGTTTCTCCTATCCTGTGTAAATTACTGTAGTGATATCACTAAAACCAATATTATCAATGATTTGTTCTATTCTACCCCAATCTCCACCTGCGAGTCCAGCACCAATTTTAGGAATTCCGATCCTAGCTGGTGCTTGTACGTTCATATCCCATAGCAATTTAATTTGCATGAAAGCATGTTCAAGTGCTTTGTAATCAACATTTACAATATCTCTATTAGCAAAGCCATATTGAGTGTATGCGTTAATGATCGTGAAGTTATAGTTGACAGTCCTTACTCCATGAGAACCCTGTGCCACTTTATGCCATGTTTTTCCATCAATATGTGCCTGAGTAAACTTACCAAGCTTCCGCTGATCACCTGACTCTGTCAATTGGTCTGCTAGAAAAGCTTTCGGGTAGTTATTTTTAACTGTCAGGGCAACACCTGAACCCATAGTGCAAAAACAATTTGCCCCATGAATCACGATATCAAACTCACCCTGCTCAGCCAGTTTAAACAAATCTCCATCAATGTACTTCATAGGTTACCTCCATGAAATTCACAAGCCATGTTAATAATCCTACGCCCGCTGTACATTGGGTCTGAGTTGTCCATCTTAGGACACTTACAACCGGCTACTTGATACCAGTATGAGTGCTTCTCGGCTGTCAGTGGAAACTTCCAGAACAGTTGCATAGTGTACTCCATAGCCTGAATGACATCAACAACTTCTTTGTGCGTGTCAAAATGATGAAACGGTTTTCTAAGTACACAGGACAAATAGACGTAGATGGTATCCATCGCTAAAAGTTCTGGTTCAGTTATTCCGCGAGACCTTGCGTAGTCTACGTTAAAGCTAAAATCTTCATCTTTCATTTCTACATCCTTTTTCATTCTAAGAATAACTCCACTTGGTTGACTAGGTGTCTATCTTCATCTGGCCCATGGTAGCTATAACACCACACTTCGTCAATAGATTCTAAAAGAATTTTTACACCCTTTGTAAACATACCGTGGGTCACGTAAAGCGTAACTTTAGCTGCGCCTTTCTCACGAAGCTTCTTAGCAAGACCAATGAAAGTTCCACCACCATCGCAGATATCGTCTAAGATAACCACCTCTTGCCCTGTAAGGTCATCAGCATACACTTCAAAGCCTGACAATGCACCTGTCATTGTGTCACGAATCTTATCTGCACGAATGATAGGCTTGCCTAGCACTTGACCAGCCTTGCTGACTTTCTTATAAGCACCACCATCTGGTGATACGTAAGCGTCACACTCTGTAAAAGGCCCACCGTCTGCTGCAAAAACAATGTGATCCATCGTAATGATTTCTACGTTATCCAACAGTGCTTCGATAACATCGCTGTGAGGGTCTACAACGTACACTCTGTTAAACCCGCATGAGTTGATCAGGGCAGCGACAACTTTCAAGCTGTGTGGCTCTCCGGTGTTGCATACACGATCTTGTCTGCCGTAAGGGAAGTAGTTAACCAGCAGCACAAGGTTCCTGTAAAGTAACCAAGGGCATCGCTTTACTGCATCGACAAGCAATAGCAAATCAATAAGATCATTGTCAGCTTCATAAGACAGAGAGATAGAGACCTGATCAAATACAAGCCCCTCTGGTTGTTTTGTGCTTTCCAGACGCAGGTTTCTTTCTCCGCAAGGAAATCGACCAAACTCTACTGGGATTGTTCCGTGTTGTCCTTCGACACCTGTAGAAACACTAAGTTGTAGCATATCTAATTCTCCTTTATGAATTGTCGCTGTAATTATCTAAAATATTTAACCAATCTTCTCTGAGAACAACTGAAGCTTCTTTTACAACATACTTACTAATTTCTTTCCAGTCGCTTTTACTTATTTCGTATTCGTCTCTCTCAAATTCATCTTTGGCATCTTTGACGAGCATCCCCATTATCTTACCAAAGTCTTTGGGAGTTATTACGTCACCAGTTTTGCTAAGAACATTGCGAAGTCTGTTGTCGTTAAGGTAATTCAAGAAGTCTTCAAATATTGGCTTGACTTCATCTGACATAACATGAGGTTGCTTTGAGGTGCTTTCTTTTTTCTCAGAGAAAGCTGTACTCTTTTGCTTTAATATTGCTCTAGAGTCATTACCCATCTTTGCATCTACCCACAACGGTTTGATTACAAAACCCTCCGCAGCATCCTCACAGAGTTTAGAT